ATATTCTGTCGGGGCGAGAGGATTTGAACCTCCGACCTCTTGCACCCCATGCAAGAAAACATCATAGAACAACTTGAGACTGTTAGTACAATTGGATAATGAACACTATTAGTCGAAAGTTGACTCATGAAAATATTCATACTATCGTTATCCGGTTAATCACAATTAGGTGCACAAGCTGATATTCTTTGAAATTCACTTGTCGCATCTTCAATATCTTTTGTACTGGAATTAATTTTTTGATTAATTAATTCCGCCGATTCCCCTTTCATAATACCAAGGGATGCTTCAATGAATTTGTTCATACCATTTAACATTAATAATTTACCATCGATCAAACATGATGGAACAGAGACATTGCTTGTCTGCTCGTATAAATCAAGCATAGTTTCAATTTCATCTTTTATCGTGTATTTGTTCGCTTCACCCGCTTGATTTACTACAAGTGCCCACTCATTTACTATTGGATGAAGTTGGTCAAAACTTTCCTGTACATATACTTTTCCGCACTTTGGATCATAATTTTCGTTATAGGTCACAATTTTATAGAGAATTGGAACGGCAATGATTGCTGCAACTAAATACAAAATCCTTTTATTTCGTTTCTCTTTTTCTTCAGATATATTATTTTGCATATTTCCCTCCAAAATCTGCATGTTTCAACATATTGAATTATTAGAACATAATAACTATAATGTTATGCATAAGGAACGGGGATCATTATGAGCAAGCGTCAAACCTATTTGCGTTTTCATCGATTTGATGGAATGATCGGCATTTTCATTTGCATACTCAGTATCACAATTGAAATAATTATTAAGAAGACCTAGACAACATTTCTAACTTTATCTGAATATATTTCAGTAAGTCGGCTTTTTCTTTTTCTGGAAGTAAACTGAATAAATGTAAAAGCTGTTCTTTTTGCTGGGTTGACTCTGGTACCTGGGGGAGAATTCCAGCAACTCGAAAAATTTCTTCTGGGGGAATATGAAACGCAGAAGCTATTGCCTTTAAAGATGTTTCACCCGCCCCCTTATTTCCACTTAGTATGTTGCTAATGGTTCCATGTGAAATGCCCGCTCTTTTAGCTAATTCGTTCTGACTCCAACCACGTTCTTTTAACCTTGCCAATAAATATTCATTTAAAGTTTCCATAGACAACATTTTTACATAAAAGAACGTTTCTGTGGTAACCATTAAATATTCCCTCTTGACAATCTACTACAATTTACTATATAATGTTTCTAAAGAAACATAACCAGCCAACAAAGAAACTTTGAAAGGTTTTCTATGCCTTTAGAAAAATATACCCAGGTGAACGTAAATCTTACCGACCAGGATGCAACCTGGGTTGATCAGATGATGTTGGAAGATGGCTTTGACAATCGCTCAGCATTTATTAGACGTTTAGTTCGCAGTGAATATTCCCGTAGATATGCACAAATTACGCAGACCATGATCAAGAATCTTGAAGAACAAGGGAAGTGATTATGAAGAAAAGATACCGAGTTTGGGACGGTCATGATGTTCTATATTTTGCCTTTCTTACAGATGCAGAAGTGATTTCTCTTCGTCGCCAAGGTTATCGTGTGACCGAAGCATAATTTTCTAATTTTTATTTTAGCAATACTTTTTCTTTGTTTGCAGAACTGTAGGGAAAATGTCAAAAACTTGTGAAGAAATTGCTGAACCTATGGCAAATTTACGTGCACAACCCGGTGGATACATTGTTAAACAACAGATCGATGAGATCGCAATGTGTCACAGCGACATCCTCAAGGACTTGGAAACTCTCATTGATGCCCGGGTGAACCAGGAAGAGATATACAGAACTATTGCCCGGATGATCAATAAAGTGCACAAAAGCGACAAAGCTCTCATTGAAATAAGACAAATCTATGAACGGGAGAAAAAACAAAATGGCTGAGTTAGTTGGTACTCTCGCAGTTTTGGGAATTATTTTTTCTGCCACTCTTTTTGTGTATCGAATCTTCAATCCCGAAGATTATAAAAAAATGTTTTGATTTGATAGGAGAAAAAAATATGGCCATGCAAGATGTAGCAGTTGATCCATGGGCATCAGCAGAAGACCCGAAAGAGATCGTGTACTCAAATGAAATATGGGGTCAAGTTGAAGCCCGCGTGTATTTTTGTGTCCTGGAAAAGGGCGTTGGAAAGGTTGTATTCGACCCAGCGACACATAGTATCGATAAGCGTCGTACAGCTATCGATCTTCTTATCCACCCCCTGTCCGATATGCAGTTGAGTTTTGACTTCTCGCGCAATGTGATCGCCGAGGGTCATGAATGGGCAGGGATCATCTTGCCGTCACTACGGGATATTGGTATGCGTCCCCAGGAACTGAACGGCAAATACGTAAAGATTGCCCGGGTACCAAGTGTTGATCACAAGGGCAACGTCGTCACCTATGAGAAAGATGGTGCAGTAAAGGAACAAATGACCTTCAAGTTTCTCAAGGTATTTGCCACGGAAGGCGAGTGCCGAAATGATTATCACAATTTAGCTGCTGTTGATAATCAGTCTGCTACAGGTACACCTGGTAATGGAAAGGAGATGAACCCAGAAGAGAATACCGCATACACATTCTTAGTAGCTTTTGTAGCCAACGCATGCAAGGGTCAAACGGATTTAGCTGTGATCAGAACCACCCTTGCAACTAACCTGGCGTCCCAGCCATTGATCGGTAAGTACTACACGGTGGATTCCCCTGAAGTCACCGAATTGATCATGAAAAACATGCAGGGATAGCCATGTTTGATGTCACGTTTCGTATTCCTGATTTTGACGAGCCAGAGGTAGATGAGACTCCTCCGGCACCTGAAGAGGACATGGATCCTCAGGAAAAAGAACGTTTATTTTTAGATGATGAAGCAGATTATCTTAACGGTAGGTTTTCTTGATCTTTAACAATTGAATAATGCTCTTGATAGTCGGGCATAAACATACTGAGTATCAAGAGCAAGCGGTGTCACGGGAAAACCTTACGCACAAGATCAGTGCAAGAAGGGAAACCAGATCAATCGGCGCAAATTATCGCAGTGGGAAGACAGCCGAGCCGCTTAGAAATAATTGGGGTGCGGCGTGAAAACAGCGCGAGCTGGGTGGGAACACGCAAGCAAAAGACGCAAAAGCGTTAGCGAGCATCTGGGCTGGAATGTAAAAACATTCCTTTACGAATCGCCAGTGAGCTGGAGAGTGGCAACCGCAATCCAACCAGGTTCAAATCCTGGCTCCCCAATTGCGAACCTGTCAGGGTTGTTGCCCTGCCAACAGACAGGGGAAGCCCTCACTCTGAGAAAAAGGGAAATAGCAAGAGAGTGGCAGCCTGGAGAGACAGACAGTTTGGGGTGCGGCGTGGCGGGGACACACCGGATAGGCTGATGAGAGCACACTTGCTGTAGTCACTGCGAACGTTCAGACAGCAAACTACATCCAGGTTCGACTCCTGGCACCCCAACATGAGACAGCGGGATTGTCCACCGCAAAACGCACGGATATACCAGACATTAAACAGGCTCCGTGAACATTGGAAAGCATGATGGCGAACCTCCGCTAAAGTGAAAAGCGCTGGATACGGTAACCAGCAAAATTGGGGATGCGGCGTAGTAAGTAGGTTGCCGGCAATGCGGAAAGGCTATTCAACAGCCAAGAGAGTTCAATTCTCTCCTTCCCCAACATGCCCATACCTACCAATGGATAAAAAATCGGGCAATCAGCTACGACCGCAGGGCCGAAATTGGAACCCGACCGAAAGGCGAAGGGACGGCGTGCTGGATAGAGTAACCAGCAATATGACACATGAACGGGTTCTCAGATTGACCTCCACATTCTGACCAGGTCCGACCCCTGGATGTGCCCTTGAAGGAGAGAGCAAAATGATAACAGGAATTATTGTTGATCAAAGAGAACCAGACTGGGTAATGAATGCTTTTCCAGGCTATCCGATTGCGTCAGCCATGCTTGACTATGGCGACTTATGGATAGCTTGCGATGATAACAACATGCTTCAAATCGAACGCAAAACCCCTGATGATCTCCTTGGAAGCATTCGGGATCAAAGGATTTTTGATCAGGTTAGAAGGCTCACAGAACCTAGATTGACTCAACTACTAAAAAACGAACAACCAACAAATTGGCCATATTTAGTTGTTACCGGTCAATTATTACTTGGTGCAAATGGCACTGTTTATACCGGCCGTGAAACTGGTTGGCAATGGAATTCCGTGTGGGGCGCACTTACCACCATTCAGGAAATGGGCTGTTTTATCCATTTCGCCCCTTCTGATACTGAGTATTCCAAAACGATCATCATGCTCGCGAATCGAAGCCGAGCAGAAACGATCGACATCCTGCCCGCGCGAATGCCGGTGCAACTGGATGCAAAAAGCAATCTTTTATGCACATTGCCAGGAATCGGTATTGAGACAGCCAAAAAGATCATGGACTGGTCGGGTAGTAATCTCTCCTGGGCATTATGCGGATTAACCGACATGAACATCGAAGCTCCTGTGGGTAAATCTGTACGCAGCCGGATCAGGGGCTTTTTTAATCTCCCCGAACAGCAATCATTTGAAATTATTTTAGACGACGATAAGAAAGAAAAATTGGTTATCCAATAGATCGGAGGCTAAGAAATGTTTAAACAAGCCGTAAAAAGCGAAAGTAAGCTCCGGCTTACCATTGATGGGCCAGCAGGCAGTGGGAAAACTTATACTGCCTTACGCTTTGCCCATGTCATTGCAGCGCGTTCAGGTGGAAAAATTGCGTTAGTTGATACTGAACGTGGTTCTGCATCCAAGTATGTTGGTGAAAAACCAGATGGCACTCCATGGCAATTTGATGTTCTGGAAATGCAGAATTTTAGTCCAGAGCGATATACAGATGCAGTACTTGCAGCTGGGCGCGCCGCATACTCAGTATTGGTGATCGATAGCCTTTCTCATGCCTGGGAAGGTACCGGTGGCGCGCTGGAAATCAAAGATAAGATTGCATCCACATCAAAAGAAAACAGTTTCACAGCCTGGCGTCATATTACCCCGCTGCATAATCGTATGATCGATACCATTCTGCAGTCACCCATGCATGTGATCACCACAATGCGATCACGGACGGAATACATCCCTGAAACAGATCCAAACGGGAAGATCATTGGTGTCCGGCGCGTAGGTTTGGCACCAGTGCAGCGACCAGGCATGGAATATGAATTTGACCTGGTGTGCGATATGGATTGGGCACACATTCTAACCGTTGCAAAAAGCCGGTGTCCGATTGTTGCAGATATGCAGGTCGAGAAACCAGGTCCTGAGTTCTTCTTTATGGTCCTTGATTGGCTTGAAGGCAAGAATAGTCCTGTTCCAGTTGTGAAACTCAAACCAGCTGTACATGAGATCACCTTGGAAGAGTTGCTTGTCAAATATAACGCCGAATCCATCATGAATGCCAATAACGGGAAAATCCCTGCAACTCAAGATGAAGTAAATCTAGTGGCTGCTGCTCTTGGCCAGTAGACCGCTCTCTCCTCCTCAGTGAAGTTGGTACTGATACTTTTTAGATACCAAGCCGGACAACGTAACCGGCATCAATTCGAGGAACATATGAAGAAAACCCAAAAAGATAACTCAAAAGGCAGGATCAAAGCATATCTCAATCGGCACAACATCCCCCATTTGCATGTCACCGATCGCAATGGGAAACGTGTATGGCTTGTCAAAGGGGAGGAATTTGACTCCCTCGAGAAGGCAAATCAAAAATTCAAATTTGTGGAGCTATAAATATGCCTGATCATTTAAGTTATTCCAGCATTAGTCTTTATTTAGATTGTCCCGAAGCATGGCGAAGAAAATATATAGCCAATGAACCAACAAAAACTTCGACCGCATTAGCATTTGGATCAGCATTCCATGAAACGGTTGAATCATTGGTCGCAGATCCCGAAAGCAAGTATGAATTTCTCCCCATATGGCGGGAAAAGTTTACCAAGCAATTTGCCACAAAAATTGACATGGAAGAAAGTGAGACCCAGGAACAACATTTTAATGAAGGCATAAGACTTCTAACATTTGACGCCATAAAAAGCCAGATACTGAGTATCAAGCCTGCAAAGGATGAAAACGGCAAGGCTCTGATCGAACAAAAAGTAGAATTGCGCGTTCCTGGTGTAAGTCTTCCGGTGATCGGCTATATAGATATTGTTCTTCATGACGGAACACCAGCAGATTTTAAAACAAGCGCGAAATCATGGTCGGAGAATCAAGCTGCAGGCTCGTTGCAAACACTTTTCTACCTTGCAGCCCTTAATCAAATGGGACGTGAAGTCAACTGGCGATTCCAACACATTATTTTTGTAAAAACCAAAACCCCACAAATTCAGGTTATGGAGCATACACATCAACCATCAGAACTTTTCTTTTTATTTGACGTGATTAAAAGGGTCTGGGATGGCATTTCAAAAGAAGTATTTGTTCTGAACCCCACAAGCTGGAAATGCAGTCCCAAATATTGCGATTTCTATTTAAATTGCAAAGGCAAATATTAATGTTTGACCTCTTTGGCAATCTCGTATCTTCACCAACACAGGTAACCGTAACCTCTGTACCTGGCGGCTTTCGCGTAGCCAGTCCATACAAGTATGAATTTGTGGCTGCGTTGAAAAGTTTACCTCGTAGTGAGCGCGTGTATGATGCAGACTCGAAAACATGGACCATAGATAGTCAGCATCATGCATTGTTAAGAACGTGGATAATTAAGTATTTTGGTGAAGATATCGGAGATACGCTTGTTCAAGTGCAAATGAAAATTGAACAAAGGGTGGTGGACTTATTGTATCTTGGGCGAACAAAAGCCATTGGCGATGAACCACAAGCTTTGGGAATGTCATTAAGTAACGAATGGAAGTATGTCTTTCCCGAAAAAGTATTGCGCGAATGGTTTGAGGGCACTCTTGATCCAGTTTGTAACACCACCCTTTATGGGTTACTCAGTATCAACAGGGGGGCATCACCTGACGAAATAAAGAATGCATACCGGCGCATGGTCAGGCAGTGGCATCCGGATGTATGCAAGGAATCTAATGCTGCAGAAATTTTTCTACAGATCCAAAACGCTTACGATGTTTTAAGCAATGACATCAAGCGCGCTCGTTATGATGCCGGATTGATGCTTGAAGCAAGCATGAGCAGATCAGAAGGCTTTACGTCAACTATTGGATATCGTTCTCCGTTTCGATGCGGGTATGTTTTGGCGGAAGGAACGGAGAAATTATCCAGGTTTGTAATATCCAAAATTTTAGCCTGGGAAGATGTTTATAACTCTGAGGGCAAAGTATTGGTTACCTCTTGGCCAATGGGCGCGCAAGCACCAGTAGTGGAATGGAGATGAAATGAGCGAGCCAAGACCAATACCTACTGATGAAGACGAAGAATATTATGACTGCGACTTTGAGGATTAGGCAGAATGAATATTATTTTGGCATTATTGTTTTTATTTTCTAATTTTGCCCCTGCTGATACTCAGTATGTAAGCGGGCAAAGCGAGTGGTTATCACTATGTCAGTATGTTTTGGATCCATTGGATTTAGAAAACATCAACAATGAAACGCTGATTCATATTAAACGGATCAAAATCGGATGTCTGGATCGCTGGGACGAGGATATTCAAGTTCCTGACAGGTTCACCCATGTCCAAAACACTCTCGTGCGTTTTCATCATGATTTGTGGCAGGCGATGTACTACCTTGACATGGGGTTACAGGGTAATGGTGCAGCGATAGACGCAGCACGGTCTTACATGGCTCTGGTCGAGATTGACCTTGCCGACTTTGATAACGAGATTGAGGCAGTGTACCTGCCACAGGTGTGAGATGACCGAGACACGAGCGGAGTATGGGTCAACCGTAGAGCAAGAGTTCGCGATGCAGCTACGCGCCTATAACATTGCGTACGAAACGCAGTTCACAGATGACAGGATCAGGGGCAAGAAGAATCCATTACCGTTCGACTTCTACATCAAACCCGACATCCTTGTGGAAGTGAACGGTGGAACGTGGGCGAGAATGGGTCACTCGACAGGGACGGGTATACAACGCGACTATGACAAGAGCAATCTAGGACAACTGGCTGGGTTTCGGGTGTTCCAGTTCACTTCGGATGATGTTCGCAGTGGGCGGGCGATACAGTTTATTTTACGAGCGATGAATTTGCAGGCGGTGAACAGGTGAAATTCATCAGCTTGTTCAGTGGTATTGGTGGATTCGATCTTGGCTTTGAACGTGCGGGTATGGAATGTGTGGCACAGGTCGAAGTCGATAAGAATTGTTTGAAGTTGTTATCAGATAAATTCCCAAAGGCGGAAAGGTACGAGGATGTCAGAACAGTTGGAAACAATTTACCAGCAGCAGACGTTATTTGTGGCGGATTCCCCTGCCAAGACCTGTCCATTGCCGGAAAGCGCAAAGGGTTGGATGGAGAGCGGTCAGGGTTATGGTTCGAGTTCCACCGAATTTTATCGGAAATTAAGCCGGCATGGGTTGTTATCGAGAATGTCCCTGGTCTATTATCCTCTGCTAGAGGACGGGACTTTGCCGTCATACTTTCAGGGCTGGCAGACATCGGGTATTGTGCGGCGTGGCGAGTGCTGGACGCTCAATACTTCGGAGTTGCCCAGAGACGCAGACGTGTGTTCGTTGTCGCAAGTCTTGGAATCGGAAGTAGCGCCGAAGTATTATTTGAGTCCGAAGGCGTGCGCTGGTATCCTCCGGCGCGCAGAGAAACGGGGGAAGAAGTTGCCGGAATCGTTGGAAGTCTCTCTGCGAGAGATTACAAAGGCGTTGGAAGTCAGTACGTGAACGAGGGAAAAGTTATTTGTATGGCACAGGGACAGGCTAATGCTGAAATTACAGAAGAAATGTCACCGACATTGAACCTGAACCATGAGCAGCCGATAGTCTCATGGACAATAAGAAGCGGAAAAGAGGGAGGCGGGAAAGGGTATCTGGAAAACAAGAAAGCGATGACGCTCGGCGGTCAACCTCAATACGTTGGCGTGCGCAGGCTTACACCTACGGAGTGTGAACGCTTACAGGGATTTCCTGACGGTTGGACTGCTGGATTTACGGATTCTACCAGGTACAGAATGCTTGGTAATGCGGTGGCTGTACCTTGTGCGGAGTGGATTGGAAAACGTTTGAAGGCGATAGGGAGAGAGAATGACTGACACAAAAATTGAGTGGGCTACGAAAGTGTGGAACCCTGTTACTGGCTGTACCAAAGTCAGCGCAGGATGTAAGAACTGTTACGCGGAAAGGATTGCTAACAGGTTCTGGGGTGAGCGAAAGTTTGGCGATGTGGTGTGTCATGAGGATAGGTTGAGAATACCGTCAACCTGGAAGAAACCAGCGCGAATATTTGTCAATTCGATGAGTGATCTATTTCATGAGGACGTACCGGATGAGTTTATCTCAAAGGTTTTTGCGATTTGTCGACTCATGGAAGAACACACCTTTATGATTCTGACAAAACGCCCTGACCGTATGGAGACGTTACTACATTCTGCTAATTTTTATGGTGTGGCGAGTTATTGGAGTCAGACGTATTGCGATAATGGCCCGGATGTTCGTCCTGTTCTTCCCAACGTCTGGTTGGGTGTCACTGTTGAAAACCAGAAGGCGGAGTGGCGAATCCCCCTGCTCTTGCAGACGCCGGCAGCGGTCAGATTTGTGAGCGTGGAACCGATGTTAGAAGCGGTTGATATATCGCAATATCTTTTGAGGAAAAATGAAATCGAAATTTGTGGAAGAACAAGCATATCAGGCTGTGAAGGAAGGCGAGTTGAAGATAGACGAGGAAGGGAAGATTTGGAGGTTAGCAGCACGGAGGGGCAATCGGTGGACTGGAGGAACCAACAAAATTCCATGCAAACCTCGAAGGGCAGAGCATCTTTCGGGAATATATTACCAGGTCAGGGTGATGAGAAATTGGAAGAGAATTCATGCTCTGGCGCACCGAATGGTATGGCTCCATTTCTACGGGAAAATCCCAGAAGGAATGACGATCAACCACAAGAATGGAAACCCGTTGGACAACCGACCCCAGAATTTAGAACTGGCGACATACACAGAACAAATCCTTCACTCGATGTACGTTCTGGGTCATCATCAAAAACGGAACGAATTGGGGCAATTTCGTGGGTGATCTGTGGATGTGAAAGCGGACAGGGGGCTAGACCGTTTGATCTCGAGTGGGCGCGCAAGTTGAAGAATCAATGCGTTGATGCGCATGTTCCTTTCTTCTTCAAGCAGGCGAGGATCAACGGTAAGCTGGTTAAGATGCCTGAGTTGGATGGAAAGGTCTGGGGAGAATATCCATGCCAATCTTGAACTATACCACTGGGATCAGTGTTCAAAAAACAGCCGGAGAGATCCAAGAGATTCTGGCCAGAGCAGGCGCTAGGACTGTGGTCATCGAATTTGGTGATGACCGGATCCCTGAGGCGATTGTTTTCCAGATCGCAATTGGATCAAAAATATTCACCTTTCGATTGCCGTCGCAGTGGCATGGGGTATACCAATCTTTGCTGAAAAGTGGGGCAGAAAAACGGTACAAGACCGAGGATCAAGCTCGGAAAGTAGCCTGGCGGATCATCAAAGACTGGACAGAGGCGCAGGTAGCGATCATCGAAGCCGGCGCTGCAGAAATTCGTTATTTGTGCAAATTAGTAACTCCAACAAATGGAATTGTCCTTGATCCATTTATGGGAAGTGGAACTACAGGATGTGCAGCTCAACTGGAAGGATTTAATTTTATTGGATTTGAGAAAGAAGAAGATTATTTTAATATTGCAAAATTACAAATACAGAAATACACAGGTCTTTTCTGAAAGGAACTAAAGGATGACAAATCTATCACCAGATATTTTTCAAGCGTTGCAATTATCTGTTGCTGCACAAGTACCATGCATTCTTCGACCAAATGAAGCTGATCAAGTAATAAAAGCTTTACAGGGAAATTCTATTGATCTAACTGCAGATGATTTGGTTGAAAGAAGCAAAGAGTTGAAAGCGTATGACCGAAGCCAGGAAGTTGAATATCCGAAAGGGAGTGAGGGATGAAAGTCTTTTGCCAGACTTGCGAGAAAGAAACCGAGGTCGAATTCCGTGCTGAACTTTATTCATGTCGTGAATGCGAACAGGATTTTACAAATTTCAATAAGCCAGCCGAAGCGGAGTTGATGAAACTTTTGGAAATTGCAAACCAACGTATCGAAACATTGAAGATGATAGTTGAATACCACCAGCGAATAGCAGAACAATATAAAGAAACTCTCGATAAATTGAATGATGTGATGTTGAACTGTGGGAGGGATACAAAAGGTGGTGAGGGATGAGCGAAACCAAAAATAAACGGAATGGACGGACTGATGAAATCACGATCAAGTTTATGGGGCCAAAACAATTCAGACAGGAACTGGTGGATGCAATTTATAAAATCCTGATTGATGATGATTTGCAATTCAAGTTTACCAGGCCTGGCAGCGGATTTACGTTCAATACCTCGTTGCCACCAAGCGATGATGTTGTTCTTTAGGAGATAGGAATGAACGAAAACTATTGCAAGAGAATACTGGCACACAACAAAGCCATTGAAGATGTGACCTGGGAGCTACTTGGAATCGCTGAGCGTCTATGCCCTGGAGAATGGGTGCTCCAGATCGGTAGAAACATGGATATGAATACCCAGGAGCGTAGATTTACTGCATTTGTTAGCAATGGTGATGACAATATCACAGGGCATGGTAAAACCATTGCGGCTGCACTAGCCGATCTTATTAATTACATGATGCAAGGCAGTGTTTACCCCCTGGCAGGCGGAAACAATGGGATGTATATTCATCCATCTGATAGAGGTTGGGTAAAGAAAGAGGAAGGATGAACATACCAACTAATCAGTGTCAATATCCTGGAGAAGAGCACTTGCTTGAAAATACATCAATGAGTAGTGGATCATGTATCTATCAAGACACAGAACACGGAATACCAGAAATGATTAGATGCTGTGAGTACCACTATAAAGTTCACATTCTGAAATATTGGCCTGATTCAAGTATCGCCATTTATTTCAGGAAGCAAGATGAAAATAAAGAACTGCAAGCAAGTCTTTTGACAAACATAAAAGGTGGTGAGGGATGATTGATTGGAAGCAATGGTGTTCTACTCCACGTGAAGATTGGGTGGCAACGAAAATGACCGAGTTGAAGATTGAAAACGCAAAACTGCGCAATCGGATCACCGAACTCGAAGCTCGCATTGCCGAACTGGACAGGTGGATACCTGTGGGAGAACGACTGCCGGAAAAGGAATCCACCGCACCGTGGGAAACGTACCTATGCAAAATTGATTGGTATGGAACAGTACACACTGCCCCACTGTATTACATTGGTAGCTGGCAGTCACAATATTCTGGTGGATTTAACTACGATAAGTTTGTCACCCACTGGAAATATCTTGAACCACCGGAGGAAGAATGAACATAAAAGAATTTGTCCTGAATGAACAAAGAGAAGGAAGAATCGTCTTCAGAACTATTGACGGATTGATGTCAGCCAACCTTGACGACTTCATCAAACAACCCATTGATGGAATCTTGTATGACCTGAACCGCGATGAGGTCACGGTCATGTCTTTCATTGACGACCCGAAATGGGTTAATGACTATGCGGTAGCTATGACAATCCGCAAGCTGAAGCAACGGATTGAGGAGTTAGAGCATCAGATACTCAGTATAAAGAGGATCAAAAATGAGTAATCAAATTATTCCAGGCAGCTTGTCATCATTGTCAAAAACTTCAGGCAGATCACTTGCCGAGTCTTTTCTCTCGTGCGACACAGTTATTATTGTGGATACATCTGGTTCAATGGGAACACAAGACAGCCGGGGAAATCGATCACGTTATGATGTCGCATGTGAAGAGCTGTCAAAACTACAGCAAACTCTTCCGGGCAAAATTGCCGTCCTTTCGTTTAGTGATGACGTGGAATTCTGTCCATCAGGTATACCTAAGAATTTAAACGCGTCTACAAATATGACCAAAGCACTTCAATTTGCAAAGATTGCGGATATTCCCGGGATGCATTTTATTCTTATCTCTGACGGATGCCCGGACAACAAAGAAACCACATTACAGGTTGCAAGAACGTATAAAAATCACATTGATACAATCTTTGTTGGACCGGAATCAGACATGTATGGTCGCGATTTTCTCACCCTACTATCAAATTCCACCGGTGGCCAATCAATTACCGTAGATCGAGCCAAAGAATTAAGTGCAGGAATTCAAAAACTATTACTGGCATAAATATGTTTAACAACCGTGAAGCAATCCTTGAAGAACATTTTGGCAGTCCTGTAACACAGGAAGGTCTAGATGTACTTGCTGAATTAATATCTACCAAAAGCAAACCTGCAGAACCTCCCGATCAGGAACCATGGCATAGTATATACCAAACCATGACTCTCAATCTTGACCAAGGTATGGATCATGATTCCGCCTGGCAAGCAGCGATTACTCAGTATCCTACACCCGTGCAGTTCGGGTTGACAACTATGATCAACGCAGCAATCCAGGATTATCAGGATCAGCAGCAAGCTACAAAAAATCGCAAGAGAATCAAAACTAAGCAATATTTGCAGCAGTTCAATAAATTTGATTATGAATTCTTATTAAATACCTGTGATGATTCCATAATTGTTGAGCACAATCATAAACAGGAAAAAATGAGTGATCTCTTTCTTTCTCAAATTTACCGGCAACTTGCAGACACCGGCGCATATACCGAAAAAGAGACCAAGCATTGTATCAATGTTGCCGCGTTGCGAAATGCGTTTCATCCGGTTCGTGATTATTTACAGACTTTATCTTGGGACGGGCAGCCAAACATCGAAAACCTATCTTCCTACTTTGTAGACAAAGATGGAGTCTTTTATCTCTGGCTGCGCAAATGGCTGATAGGTGCAGTTGCCAGGGTCTTTAAATATGGCGTCCAGAATGCCATGCTTGTTCTTGATGGTCCGCAAAATATTGGAAAGAGTACTTTTGTTCGATGGCTGTGTCCAGTAATAAGTATGCATGTGGAATCGCCCATATCACCAGGTAACAAAGATGATGATATCAAGTTGATCACCAAATGGATATGGGAAGTTACCGAGCTCGGGTCCACAGTGAGAAAAGCCGATATCGAAGCGCTGAAAGGCTTCCTCACTACAGAACAAGTTACTGTACGAGTCCCATATGGTCATTTTCCTATCAACAAACCAGCATTGGCCTCGTTTGTGGGAACAATAAACAATAGTGGTGGATTTCTCAATGATCCCACAGGCTCCAGGCGTTTTAACGTAACCACAGTAACCTCAATCAATTGGGACTATCAGAAATTGGACATTAATCAAATATGGGCAGAAGCATATGCAGCGTTTCAATTGGGTGAGCCCTGGACATTATCGAAAGACGAACAAAAAACAAGAGATCAGATCAATGAGACTTATCAAATTGATGATCCCGTTGAGGCAGCCATTTTTAAACTATTCGAGATTGATCCTTCACACCTGGACTGGTATTTGCCCACTATTGATATTGTCAAAGTGATTGAAGATCCCATGCAAGGTGGAATTCGCTCCGGTTCAACACTGAGTACGGCGAGAATGGTATCTCAAACATTAACTAAATTAGGGTGTATGAAGTCCCGAAAAAATCACGGTACATTAAGTGTATATTGTGGCATAAGGATTAAATAAATGTTAGAAACATTAAAATACTTACACCCTCATACACCCTATCCTACACCCTATCCTACACCCTGTAAAGCACAATTACTACATATGTTAACATCTTGTTCAATAATCAAAATTATAGGGTGTAGGAAGTGTAAGTATATTTCAAACAATAATGGAATTTGATAAATGATAAATAAATGTTTAAAGCTAAATACCTACACCCCTTACACCTCCTACACCCCTTTAAATACAGCTATTTTCTGGAAATCCTTAGGTATTGCAACAATACCTATTATTTACAGAGATAAGCGTCCTGACTCAAAGTTATTGCTAAATCATAAATGGGAACCGTTTCAGAAAAATCTCCCCACTGATACTGAGTTGGCAAAATGGTTCTCTTCAGGATTTCATAATATCGGTGTCGTTGTGGGTTGGCAAAATCTTGTCGTGATCGATTTTGATACCATCCCTGCGTATAACAAATGGTTATTATGGATTACAAGAAAGCCATTTAATAAAATCCTGAAATCCACTCTAAAAGTGCAAACTTACCGTGGTGTGCATGTATACCTTATTACTGAGTATCCTGCACAAAATGCAAAACTTGAAGGGATTGATATCAAAGCTCAAGGCGGATATGTATTAACTCCACCCAGCATTCATCCATCAGGCGCTTCATACTCAGTAATCGAAGGAAAGTTTCCTTCTCGTGTTGAAGCTTTGTCCGATGTCTTACCCACAGAATTATTAATCTCGCATACTGAGTATTCAAGTTCTGAAGTGGTGAATATTAATGCATTGCCCAAATTCCATTGTGAGGATCCATGGGTAGCAGCGGAAAATGTATTTAGTCCCTCAGAAGATCTAATTTATCAAATTAAAAAGAAATATAGAATCGAACAATTATTAAATGTCCAAATTAAAAAGGGACGATGGTTAACTACGCAATGTCCATTTCATGATGATCAAAGTCCTTCGTTTTGGATCGATATTCAACGTCAATTATGCGGATGTTTTACATGCTGCATGAAACCTATGGATGTAATTAACCTATATGCGCATATACATAACCTTACAGTGCAAGAGGCAATTAGAGTGCTTGCGCACAATGGGTAGAGGAGCCTTCATTAATAATGGTTACTGTTGTGAAATGTGAACGATGTCAGTTAGAAATAGCCAGGTACACAGTTATTGGTGATCAGGAATTTCTTCATGCTGGTGGAATACTTTGCCGTGAGGTCCATGGTGTATGTTCTGGCTGTGGGCTTGAGATTCACTGGTCGGTATCAGACAGAAAATTCCAAAAGCTTATTGAGAAGTTGCTGAACAAGAAGGAACTGACGATTTAATTCATGCTATAATTAATTATCAATTTCATAGGGAAACCAGAGTTTACCGCCTGGGTACATGTCTCAGTAATGAGCGAGTACCTGGGCGATTTCTATTTAACAAGGAGAATTAAGATGAACGTTTTTGGAATATTGGGAGTGATCTTTCTACTTGCATTTTTAGTAGAGTCGCTCGTTGAGTTTTTTGTCGGCAAATTGTTCGAAAAGGTACCGGTTTTATCGCCTTACAGTTGGACTATCATGTACATCGCCATGGGTGTAGGCGTGTTGGGCGCGTTCATTTACAACTTTGACCTTTTAGCGTTGCTTGCATCCTATTTGGGCGTCGAGCTTGTACATTCATGGTTCGGCGTTTTATTAACAGGGTTAGCCATAGGTCGAGGTGCAAACTATTTGCATGATCTAGTTAAGAAATACTTTGTAAAACCCGAAGCATAAGACGGTACACCATGGCTACCGTCGAACAAATCAATAAAAAAGTTGTGGAGCATGATGGAACACTGAAGAAGCACGACACCATGCTCCAAAAGCATGAACATGCATTATTTGGGATTGAGGACTTACCAGGTATAGCGGAAGAGGTCAAAGATCTCAAAACTGTCGTTAAAAGTATGAGCATGTTATGGGAGCAGCAGAAGGTAATGAACAAATTGATTGCCTTTCTTGCGAGTGCAATAGGATTATCTGTCATTGCTTTAATTTGGAGCATTATTACTCACACTGTTGAGATAGTGCATCCGTAAGGAGTTATTGTTGGATCCCAATGGTATCACCCTAAAAATGCGGCGATTTGCCGAGGAATATTTGGCGTGCTGGAACGGGTCTGAGGCAGCGCGGCGTGCAGGGTATGCCAATGAGACGTCATGTGCACATAGGTTGCTGCATAATCCTAAGGTGAAAAAGTATATTGACGCGCGCATGTGCGAGATGACCATGGCAGCGGATGAGGTTCTTGCACGTATTACTGAGCAAGCACGACAGAATCCGAGTGACTTTTTCCTGTTTGAGTGGCAGCCAAAAAGAAATGATGATGGGAAAGTTATTTTCGATGTGAATGGCAACCCAATCATGGAATATGTCATGACAGGTATTAATTGGGACATGGTCGAGCATCATGGATATTTGATCAAGAAGATCAGTTATGATCGGTTTGGCCGGCCGATGTTGGAATTCCACGATGCACAGAATGCTTTGATCCAGATAGGACGAGCGCATAAGTTATTTGTTGATCGCAATGAGTTAAGTGGTTCTGATGGTGCACCGTTGACAATTCGCGTACAAATCGAAAAGGATGACGATGCCGCAAGTTGATGTGATCCTTCCGGAGCAAATATTCAACAATGCATATTTGGGTTATCTAAGTGAAATGGCACGCACCCAGATATATTACGGTGGATCAGGATCAGGGAAATCGGTGTTTCTTGCACAGAGAGCGGTATTTGATGTACTCCGAGGTGAGCGTAATTATCTGATATGCCGACAGATCGGCAGAACGTTACGCGGTTCTGTCTTTACTGAAGTGTGCAAGGTCATTGCTCAGTGGGGCGTGGATCAATTGTTTGGGATCAATAAGTCAGAAATGTTGATCACCTGTCAGAATGAGTATCAGATCATCTTTGCGGGGTTGGACGATGTAGAAAAACTGAAAAGTATTACTCCGAGCAAAGGAGTGATCACTGATATATGGGTGGAAGAAGCAACTGAGACAGAGCGCAATACCGTCAAGCAGTTGATCAAGCGGCAGCGCGGAGGTAGCGTTTCAGTAAGAAAACGCCTGACTTTGAGTTTTAATCCTATTCTGCAGACACATTGGATATATCAGGATTATTTTTCTACTATTGCATGGGCAGACGACCAGAGAGAATACAGATCGGAAGAACTATCTATTCTCAAAACAACGTACAAAGATAATAAGTTTCTCACCGCTGATGATATCAAAGACCTGGAAAGTGAGACAGATTCTTATTATTACAACGTTTATACACTAGGCAATTGGGGTGTACTTGGAAATGTTATTTTCACGAATTGGGTTGTGCAAGATTTATCAAAGATGCATGATCAGTTCACAAATATCCGGTGTGGGCTTGATTTTGGCTTCTCTGATGATCCGGCAGCAAGTACATTAACTCATTATGATCGAATGAGATCCACGATCTATATTTTTGATGAATTCTACGAAAAGGGCATGACCAATACTCAGTTAGCCGATGCTTTAAAAAAGATGATCGGGGAGAATTATATTGTTTGTGACAGTGCAGAACCCAAGTCCATTGCAGAGCTCAGAATGTTAGGACTCAATGCGCGCCCGGCAAAAAAGGGCAAAGATTCAATCAATTTTGGGATCCAATGGCTGCAACAGCAAAAAATAGTTATTGATTCCAAGTGTATTAATACTCGTAACGAGTTTGCTCAGTATAAATGGAAAGAAGATAAAGACGGCATAGCAATTCGGCAGCCGGTAGACAAAAATAACCATATCATTGATCAATTACGCTATCAATATGAGGATGATATGGTTCCCGCACGAACATCTGTTGATTTTCTTTAAAGAGGTGGCATGAACATATTTGAACGAATTTTCAGACGAAAGACTCAGGTACCAACGAATATTCCCAAATGGATGTCACTTGATGCTGAGTATCAAAGATACAACATGCCTGATACCTCAAGATATGAGACACAGGCTGATTTGTATAAAAAATTGACCTGGATCCAGATTGCAGTAACGTTTTTCGCAAATGCAGCATCAGCGTGTTCTTTGGATATTAAAAAAGTGTCCGGAGAAGAACTTATTGATGTACCAAACCATGATTTTGAATTGCTGCTGAGAAAACCGAATCCGTTGCAGTCCAGGGCGGAATTTCTAGGGGCACATTTTGCCTATTGGAAATTGACAGGAAATTCATACTGGTTCTTGAACCGGATATCTCCTAATTCGCCGCCCGTTGAAATATGGTTGATCCCACCAATGCAGATACAACCTGTTCCTGATGGACGATCGTATATTGCAGGATACGAGTATGACGCTGGCACGGGCATGAAGATAATGATCCCACCAGAAAATATTGTGCATTTCAAAATGTTCAACCCTCAAAATCCTTTTGTAGGGCTGTCGCCATTGGAATCTGCGGCATTGATCTCTGCTGGAGATATAGAGATGCAGAGATGGAATACAAATTTATTTGCGAAGGATAATGCAAAAATACCCGGTGCGTTGGCTTTTGCCGATCCCATACCTGACAGTGATTGGAACAAGTTAAAAGCTGATATTAAAAACAATTGGGGCGGCGCAAATCGAAGTGGCCCCATGCTGATGCGCAACACGGGCGCTGGTGGTGTGCAATGGTTGGCAATGAGTCTGAGTCAAAGAGACATGGAATTTCTGGCAGGTCGTAAGTTTACCAAAGAGGAAATATTTACTTTATTCGCACCAGGCTTAGCAGCGATGATCGACGTGAATGCAACAGAAGCGAATAGCAAAACCGGCATGACTGTATTTAATTCCTATACCCTGTGGCCCGGCCTGTGTACGTGTGCTGAGAAGATCACCAATGACCTGTTACCTGTTTATGGAGATGAATTTATTGCAGAATTTGAAGATCCACGAATTACTGATCGTGTTTTAGAGCTACAGGAGCAGCAAGAGTATTCTCGAACTCATACCGTGAACGAAATCCGCAAGGAAAAATATGGTGATAAACCTCTTGAAGATGAGCGTGGAGAATTGTTCCCATCACAGATAGGGCCAACAACAGGTATACAGGAAGAAGAAGAAGAATTGCCCGACGAGAACAATGTTACTGATAACGTGCCCGACGATGAATCTCTTGAAGAAAACGAGGACAATGAGGACAACGAGGATAATCAAGAGGAAGAAGAAAGGGCAAAGTGGCAGCGAAAAGCCATAAAAGCACTGAAAGATGGCAAGAATCCTGATGTAAAATTTGAATCTACTATAATTGCACCTGGGCAGCAAGCTTTGATTCATGCGGGGTTGAAGGTGTGTAAAAATGCAGATGAAATCAAAGATGTTTTCCAGAATAACATCAAAAGTGATGCGATTTACGATCAAATTGCACAACTGTTTGAGAATATTGCTATGATGGACTTAAACGATGGGAACCTATAAAAAGTGGGTACTGAAGCTATACAGCAAAGAAGAACGTGACCTAATTTATAAACAGGCCCGCGAGCTCATACTGAGTATGCAAGAGGCGGGTAGACCTGTTCCAGAGGTAATTAAACGTCGTGATCGTAATGAGCCATATGCAGAACTTAAAGAACGGATGGAAGACCGATTTGCGGCTGTATGCAAACGGCATTGGAGAATACAACGTGAAATAATTCTCCAACGGATGCAATTGCTTACTGGTAGAAAGGCGTTACCACCAGAATTTAATTTTGATATTTTTGGTGAGGAAGATGAGGAATTTGAAGCAGCATTATTGAGACTTATTTTATACGGAATGACAGAGGGAATAAATGGTGTATCTAATACTATAAATATTGGATTAGATTACACACTTATTAATAAACATGCTCTCGTTTCGGCGGGGGTACATGCAAAAGAACTAAAGAAATCCATTGATGCAGCAACAATGGACTACGTTAAAGCTGCTTTAGAGCAATTTATTCAAACTCCTGGCTTTACAATGGGTGATTTAACTAATTTATTAGAGCCAACATTCGGAGAGGTGCGAGCACGACGTATTGCAGTTACCGAAACAACAAGATCATATGCACAAGGTCAAATAGAAGCAGGTAAAGAACTAAAAAAGCATTTTCCAGATATAAAAGTAGTTAAGATATGGTTCACGAATGCCGATGACCGGGTATGTGAAATTTGTGGACCGCTAAATGGTGCAGAGGTAGAGCTGGACGAGTTATTTGAGGGTGAAATTCCCGAACCACCTGCTCATGTAAATTGTCGTTGTTGGATGGATACAAGGACACGGATCAATGGCTGATGTTATCAATATAACAATTGTTGGAATTGAAAAAGTTACTGCTAACTTGAAAAAGTTTTCCCAGCAGATCAATCCTTACATGAGCGCAGCCGGGCAAGAAGCAATGAGCGAAGTGTTGGATACAGAAGGCTTGCGCAAGTATCCACCTGCAACAGAGGCGAACCAGCCACCAGAACCTTATTATATTCGAGGCAGGGGTACTCAGTATAAGCGGGGCAACAAGGGAAATTCTGAGCGATATGGTACACAATTTTATACAAAGACTTCTGCATATGGGATCAAAGCCGGAAACCGTGCATCATATGCTCCGTATCTAATGGATGATGAGAAACAAGCTGAGCATATGGCGAGGATTGGCTGGAGAAAGCTTATTGATGTTGCTCAGGAGAAGAAAAAGCGCATTGTTGAAATCATGCAGGGGTGGGTTGACAAGTTGATCAAGGAGCTTGGTCTATAAAAAAATATGCTATAATGAATTAACAATTTTATAGGGAATCTGGAGTTTACCGCCCAGGCATATATCTCAGTGATGAGAAGTGCCTGGGCTTTTTCGTTTTAACTTTCGAGGTATGTATGGATGTTGTTTGCATAAAAGCAATAGGTGATTGGGAACTTGAAGTTTTGGCTATTCCTTATGGCAGTGCAAAACAAAGGGATAGCCAGGGAGAGTTCTTTACCCCTGAAACTAATCTGTTTCTTGATGTGATCAAATCACCGCTCATTTTTTATTACCACTCGTATACACCTGAAGGGCAACCACAGGGAAAACCCGAACTTATTGGTAAAGCGCAGTCGTTTGAGAAGCGAAGTGATGGTGTTTGGGTAAGAGTATTGCTGGACAAGGCATCTGCATATGCAAAACGTGTATGGGATGCAGCCAAGAAGGGAATTGCAAGAGCATCGTCTGGATCAGCCGCACACCTGGTGCGTAAAAACAAGGACGGCTCCCTACTGAGTTGGCCGTTCTTTGAATTGAGCTTGTTCGATGCAGAGGGAGAAAGACAACCCAGTAATCAATATGCAGTTGCTTTACCAGTAATGAAAGCTAATTTTGAAAATGCCGGGCTGGAAATGCCCGAATTAACGGCGGAAGAAACAGCCACAGAGGTCGAGGTGAAAGGCGAAAAGCAAGGCACCAAGACAGTTGGAAATACGGAAGCCGATCTATCTCATAAGGAGAAAAAGATCATGGAAGAGAAAGATGTTGTATCTATCGTGGCTGATGCATTGAAAGCTGATCGAGAAGCACAAGCTGCTGAAGCCAAAAAGCAGGCTGATATTGAAGCCGCAAAAGTCGAAGCCGTAAAAGCTGCAAAAGCAGAATGGGAAGCCGAAGCTGCAAAAGCCGGTCGGTTGCCATCTGCACCTGTTGTTACCAAGTTTGCAGATGTGCGCAAGTTTGATGATGTTACCGCTGCAGATGTATCGCTAATGATTGCTACACTCAAAAGTGCAAAGTGTTCGGTTTCACCTGAAGCCTATAAAGCTCTGGTTATGAAGCTGAACCAGGAAAAATCTGCATCTGCTGAAGCTGGTTTGAAAGCGATGAAAGCTGCTGGTTTGCCCGAAAAGATGGAAGACGCCATCAAAGCAGCGACTGACCCCATGTATACCGGCGGATCAAACATCGGTTCGGATTGGGTAGGCGTTGCTTATTCGAACCAAATTTGGGAGGCAGTACGAGCTACTGCAGAAATCGCTCCAAAAATTCCTTCAGTGATCATTCCTGATGGATATGCAAGCGAATATTTCCCACTGGAATCCACTGATCCCACTTTCTATAAAGTCGCAGAAGTGACGGCGGCTGATAGTACTATGAAAATTCCTGCTGCCACTGTACCCGCTTCTCAAATGGGAACTGCTAACAAGGTAATCACCGTTGGCAAGTTGGGTGCTCGGGGTATGTATTCGGGTGAATTGGTTGAAGACAGTTTGATTCCATTCCTGCCACAACTGCGTGGCCAGATTGAAGCAAAGGGCGCAGAAGTTTTGGATCATGTGATCATTGATGGTGACAATGCAACGGATGCATCCACCAATATCAACGATATCGCAGGTACTCCTGCAGGAACTGAACCATTCATGCTGTGGGATGGTATGCGCTATATTGCTCTGGCAACATCCGGGCAAAATCGTTCTGCAGGTGGTGGATTAACCACAGATGATTACCTGAATACCGTGAAATTGCTCGGTGCTGCAGGTAAAGCTGCTCTAAAGAAAAAAGGTGTGTCCTTCATCATTGATCCAAACGTCTATTGGGCAAGTTTGAAACTGGACGAAGTCAAAACCGGTGACGTTTCAAGTGCACCCACAGTAGTGGAGGGTCAATTAACCCGCATGTGGGGTTACGAGATCATCCCCACTTATTCCATGCACTACATGAGCTCTGCATGTAAGGCCAATAGTGCGGGCAAAGTTGATCAAGATACCGTTGCAAACAATGCGTACGGTGCCATTCTGGCTGTCCGCTGGGCGTCATGGAAATTGGCGTACAAACGCAAAATGACCATGGAAGTAACCCGGCGTCCTGAATCAGACAGCTACGAGATTGTTGCTCTCATGCGCGTGGGTTGCGGATATCGCGATACTACGACCGCTGCAGCCATTTCCTACTATGTCGGTGTGTAAGGCATAGCCTAATACTGAGTACGACAGGGGAGATTGCTAAAATCAAGGATCTCCCCTCAAGAAGGAGAAAATAATGACCCCAATTACTAAAATCCCAAGAAGTATCAAGCCGTCTGCTGCTGCCTTGCTCCATGGAGTGGGCAACAGTAATGATTTTTATCAATGGGTGGATGCAAATAAAAATGCATTCGAGTATCGGTTTAATTCCTTAGCCACGTCCGGAGATTCCCGTGGTGTATACGCCCAGATGAAATTCTCTGGTGCTGGTGGTGGTGAAGTGATCCGCGCATTTGCAAAGGCTTCAACATCCAATGTCGCGACTGGCGCAACGGTCAATGGTATCCACGCCACCCTGAGTGTTGATGCATCAAGTTCGGTGAGCGGTGCCGGTAACGCGCAACGGTTGACCATTGGCGCTGCTGCAGCTTCACGAACTCTGGGCGGAACTTGCGCAGCATTGCAACTGGATTCTGACATTGGAGCAAACAATACTGTACCTGCATCATGGAGTTTTGTGCGAGTGACAGACAGCGGAAGTGTACGCCTTGCCAACCTGTTGAACATCCCAGCAGCAGCCAACGGAACCATGTTTGCTGCACACACCACACAGGTAATGACACACTCCATCAAGATCGTGGATGCTGCCGGAACTGCATACTACATCATGTGTACCAATGCAGCTACTAACAGGAGCTAGGTATGGACTTGGCTCGAGATCAATTAGTCAAGCGCCTTACTGAGTATCAACAGGCTGCAGAAGAGCATCATAAATTGTCCTGGATGAACGAGGGAGCAGCACAAGCAATTCAGGAACTTATCCAGGAAATTGATAATTCTGCAGCTCAGGATACCTCAGAACAATCCGAGGAAAATCATGAAAGTTAAATTTTTAGTTGATTTCATGGGCGTTGAGACCCATGAGCAATTGCATTTGAAAGACTCGGTTGCAGATTTTGAAGAGGACACTGCAGAAAAGCTTATCCATGATGGTCGGGCTGTTTCTGCAGATGATGAAGACCACCCGAAAGTGATCGTCAAGCGGTCACGGAAAAGAGGTGATGAGTGAGAACAGTTTTATTGTCTGGCACAACGAATGCTAGCGGCGCATTAACGGTCACGTATGGTGATCATGTCATGGGCAAACTCTACGCAGTGCAGCTTATTGATGGCTCTTTTGACGATGGTGTGGATATTACGCTGACCTGTGAACATGGAGATTTCAGCATCCCCTTATTAACTAAAGCAGATTTCAACTCAGATCAAATGGTATATCCGCGTGTAGCCACAGCTGCAATTGCTGATGGTGCCGCTCTCACCGACTACGCCATGCCCATAGTCAACGGAAAACCCAAGATGGTGATTGCTGCTGGTGGAAATGCCAAGTCTGGTGGCTGTCTTTTATACATAGAGGACTGATATGAGCTCCCCGAGCGACTACACAACGTTAGCAGTCATAAAAGCACTGATGAATATTACCAGTACAAATGCTACGGATGATGAAGTTCTGGAAAATTCTATTGATCAAGCCAGCCGAATGATCGACAACATCACGGGAAGAACGTTTTATGCACGAACAGAAACACATTACTACGACACTCCCAATAGTTTGGACTTGATCATTCGCGATGATGACCTACTGAGTATCACAACATTAACTAATGGGGATGGAACAGTTATTTCAAGTGCAAACTATGTCTTTCTTCCCCAAAATAGATCTCCGAAGTTTGGCATCCGGCTGAAATCCGGGCTTGCACTCTGGTATGAGTCAACCTATGGTTCACAGGGCGCAATCACAGTTGCAGGAACATGGGGATATTCAGCCGTAGCTCCTACCGACATTGAAAAAGCCTGTCAAGAGATCGTTGTGCAAGCATATCACCGGCGGGAAGGTCAAAATACCACAGGCTTTGTTACGATCACGGCTGCAGGCGTAGTGATCACACCAGATGGCGTACCAGCATCAGCCATGGCAGTTTTGAGACGATACATTAAGAGGTTCTAATGGGTTTACAGATCGCAACGATCACTTCCAACATTGCAGCACTCAGTATTAGTGGTGTAACCATTCTTGACATTGACGAAATCAAAGAAGGAATAAAAGAACGCGATGGAGCGACATTCTTTCCCAATCCGATTGGATTTGTCACCGATCTACGAGTCGAACCTGTGACATTAGGCAGTGCTGGTGCTCGCTCATATAACGTCTGGTATTCGTTGCACTATGTTTTAGCCTATGCACCCATAGGATCGGGCAGAGGCATCTTTGATAAGTATCCAAGCATGGTAGCAACAGCTTTTTCAATCATTGATGCACTTATTGCCAATGACGCTTTAGCAGGAACACAAGAATTTCAAGTGCAATCTATTCCGGAATTTGGACCTGTTTCTGATCCCTCTGGCAAGATGCATCATGGCTGCCAGATCGTAATTGACATAATGGAATTTGTAAATTAGGAGGTGGTGTAACTCAATGACCACTGGAAGAACACTAAAACGATGGACACGGTTGTATGTAGATGGGTATGACTGGTCGGGGTACACAATGGAACTCGGTCCACTTTTGTTTGAGTATGAAGTGGATCCAAGAGCCATGTTGAGCGAAGAAATTCGGGGCAGTCTGCCCGGGTTATGCCAACATGGGATTGGCTCCGTCAATGGCGTACTGGATAACACTGCAACTGTGGGGTTGCATGAACTGGCGACTGGTGCAGGCGTGACACGGAAGATCATGATCCCGGTTGGTATCCAGGCAGCGCCCGCAATGGGTGATCCTGTCTACTGCGCCATACTGAGTCAACTGGGATATCAAGGTGTACCTGAAGCACACACTGTTACTGTCTCTATTCCCTTTGGAATGCCAAGTGTAGCAACTAACCAGGTCTATGACAAACCGTGGGGCGTATTGCTTCATGCTAAAGAAGCTGCAACAGATGCCAATACCGCAAATACCAATGTCAACAATGGCGCAGCGTCATCCAAGGGCGGTTACCTGATCTATCACATTTTTTCCGTGACAGGTGAGGGAACTGCAGAGATCAGCGTGGATGATAGCTCCAATGGAACTACCTGGACAGCACTTTCCGGTGCAACGTCTGGATCACTAGCCCATACTGCCATGCCATGTGCAGGAGTTGTTGAATTGGGTGCAACAGCGACCGTCAAGCAGTACCTGCGGTGGCAACTGGCATTAACTGACATAACGAGTCTAACATTTGCCCTGGGATTTGTCCGGGGCTAGGAGAAGATAAATGACTGCAAATACTGGAAGAACTGTATCAAGATGGGTGAATTTTTTGTTTTCTGATGGCTCGACCATGAGAAGCTTGAAGGTCAATTCCATCAATGGAGTTGGTCTGACATACCCGGAAGTCGAACTGACTGCATTTCAGGATGCAATTCGGGGAGCTTTACCTGATACGCCTGATTGTGCCATTGAAATCAGCGGCCCGATCGATACCACTGCAAATGGTGCTCATGCAGTACTGAGTGCGGCAGCTGGTGGATCCACTCCAAAATCTTTGGACGTGCAGATCGGTATTCAGCACGCCTGGGAAACCGGTGAACCGCAATTTGGTGCCACAGCATCAGCAACAAGCGGCTTTTTGTGCGTTGCCTATAACGTCAACCCCAATGACGGGACGTATACGGCTAAATTCCGGATGTTCCCCGGTTCATCTGCGCCCGCATGGGGCACTGCAGCAGAGGCGGTTAGTTAATGCCCTCTATACTGAGTAGCCCTGTTAAAAAACATCCCGGCACGGTCACATTGAAGCCGCTTGTTTTGCCGTTGTTTTTCAAATGGCAAGATAGTTTTCTCGGACAGGAACAAACGAACAGTACCAGGCGGCTAATGAATTATGTTCCTGTTATTTGCGATTGCGTCGAGAAATGGGAGCTGAAAGGATTTCCAGCGGAAGTTACTTCTGAGAATTGGCCCGCTGAGGATATCAAAAGCAAGATGGAAGTAGTCACCTGGTTGATCGGTGAACTAAGTGACCGGTTCTTTGGTACTGGAGATAGCAACCCAAACGAGTAATGGCCCGGGCCTATCATTATTGTGAGTCTGGGCCACCATCAGAAGAATTGTTAGTTCTGAACTACATCCGGGAATTTGGTGTCGAGGCCGTACTTGGAAAGAAACAACTTGATCGATTGGAAATGTACAACATGATCCTTTCTCAGCGTGTAGTAGATGCTTATCAAAGGAGAAGTATGTCCAAAGATTGGGCAAAGTGGGCAGAGGATAACCCGAAAGAGTCCCACATACTCAGTATGGCAATGATAGCTTGCGAGGAATACTATGGCGAGTGAAGTTGAGATCCAATTCCTGGCTCAGGTCGATGCTGCAAAGAAATCAATTGATGAAATTAATGCAAAATTGGGGAATACAAAATCATCAACTGAAACTGCTGCTGGCAAGATGAAAGCACTTAACGATTCCTTCAAAACACTTACAGGTGTGTCTTTGAGTGGTGCAGCCGCTATTGGCGTTCTTGTCAAAGGCGTACAAGCATCCATAGAAGCTGCCAAAGAAGCCGAAATGGTCATGGCACAAACAGAAGCGGTGATCAAATCAACTGGTCAAACTGCTGGATATTCTGCTGAGGGCATTGCAGCATTGGCTTTACAAGAAAGCGCATTAACGAGTATTGACGATGAGTTAGTCCAATCAGGGCTCAACGTTCTCTTGCGTTTTGACAAGATCGGAATGGAGACTTTTCCGCAAGCCGCTCGTGCTGCTGAAAATATGGCGGCGGCTATGGCTAAAGGAGATCCGGCATTAGTTGATATGGCCGGGGCAGCATCAACTTTGGGGAAAGTGCTTCAAGACCCCGTCAGGTATATGTCTCTATTAGGCAGACAGGGAATTATTTTTTCCGAAGAGTCTCAAGATGCTATTAAAGCCATGTGGGAAATGGGCGATGCAGCAGGGGCGCAAGCTTTAATTCTGGAAGAGTTTGAGAAGAAATTTGGCGGCGCCGCTGAAGCCATGGGGGGAACAAATGTAGGAAAAATCGAAAAGGCAAAAAATGCCTTTGAGAATTTAGGGGAAGTTCTAGGAAACAAGTTGCTCCCAGTCATGGGTGATGCTGCCCAGGCTATAGCGGATCTGGTTTCCTGGAATGACCGTTTGAATGCTTCATTGCAATTACACCAGGAAGAAGTTCTTCATACTTCCAATAGCTATGAAGAATATACCAGAGAAATCTTACGTGCATATGCAGCATCGGGAAAAGTTCCCTTTATCAATGCCGATACCATTATGGGGATGACCGATGCGGAATTAGCTGCCTTAAGCCAAAGAATAAAAGATGCTGCGGGTGTTGTCACCAAAGCAGAGTGGGACAAAGCTCATGAAATTAAAGCTGCAAATGATGAAGCCGCCTTATCTGAAGAAGAATTAGCTCTTGCTGCAGAAGAATCCGCTGCAAGGGTGGACGCAGCCATGAGTAAGCTCAGTTTTGCAATGAGTGGAAAAGTCACAAAAGAGAACGAAGATTATCTGGAGACCCAAGCTAATGTTACCGGCAAAATGGAAGAAGACATGGCAAAGATACAAGAGCTCATGTCTAAGACTTATCTTACAGGTGACCAGAAGCAGGAATTAGCTGATCTCAAAGCTGAATATGCAGAGTTGGCTACTCAGTATGGGGAGAATGCTGAGGAACATGATGCAGCAACAAAAGGTATTTTGTTTAATATTTTGCAGCAACAGCTTGCCGTTGACGGATTATCTGAAGTAGAAGCAGGATTTTTAATCGATACAGCACAGAAATGGGGCTTAGTAGGACAAGCTGAGGTTGAAGCTTATGATAAGGCATCAGAATTTGCTTCAAAAGCAGGCATAGCTATCGGAACTGTAAATGATCTTTCAGATGCAATCGATCAAATTCACGATAAAACTGTCACACTAACAATAAATTATGAACAGACAGGAAGTGGGTCACCCATATTATCAGAAGATCCCGAAAATGCTTACCTTGAATATCTTAACAACAAAGATATAAACGGTAACGGAATTATTGGTGGTGCAGGTGGACTTGATATTATCGCACCACGTGGGCACCCAACGGATAGTTACCCAATCATGGTGAAAGAAGATGAACAAGTGCATGTTGGTCCTGCTGGACAAACACAAGATAGCCTGAGTGAAATCAAAGCTGAATTAAGGAACTTACCCAACGCTATTGCAATAGCTGTACGTGATGGGATTCTTTTAGCAGGTGCATGATGTCAACCCTTGATATTGCGGTCGAAATGAAACTTGATGGATCCAACTGGACGGATGTATCGGCTGACGTTGTTGCACCGATCAGCGTCAAGTACGGAATCATGGGTAATGGAGTTTTAGACCGCGTTGCAGGCACGGGCATTATGACTTTTGCCCTGGATAACAGCATCGCAAACTCTGCACATGTGGCAGGTTATTACTCCCCCAGCTGCATTGGCTGTGTAAGCGGTTTTGAAGTCGGATGCATGGTGAGGCTAAAGGTTACCTATAACACCTGGGTATTTTACAAATTTTTGGGTCGCATTCCAGCAAAGGGGATCGAGCCGGTGCCTGGTATTCGGGGCAGGCGGATCACCCATGTTACTGTCAACGATTGGATGGATCAGGCGGCAATTCATGAATTAGATAAACCAGCATATACGACAAGTAAAAAAATGGACGAGATCATGGCGTTGATCGTTGCCAATATGCCCATTGCCCCTACCAATACTGAGTATCACGTGGGCGATCAGACATACAACCATGTGTTTGACACTGTGCGGTCCAAAACGAGAGCGCTACAGGAGTTTCAAAAGTTGGCATTATCTGAGGGTGGTTATATCTATATTAAACGAGATCGCACTGCAGGGGAAACTCTGGTTTGTGATGGCAGGTATGAGAGAAGCGAAATATCCAGCATTGCAGTTACTGGACCTGTAGAGGACGCAGGATTTTTATTGCTTGAGAATGGCGGTAAGTTACTGCAAGAAAATGGTGATTCCATCCTTCTTGATGATCTTGATTCTGTGGATGTAGAGATAGACGATAGTCATATTTTAGACATGAAAGTAAGCAATGGGAGTGACGTGTATTCCATCGTCAAAATGATCTCGTACCCTCGTAACCAGGATGCATCAGCAGTTGTCCTTTTTGAATTACAACGGCGCGTTCTTGTTGAAGCAGGGAAGACAGTCAATATCACGGGAAATTATCGTGATCCAACGGGTGGAACCAATAATGTTAGTGGCATTGACATGGTTACACCGGTTGCAAGCACGGATTATTCGATGACGGCAGCCGAAGATGGAACAGGAACAGATCTAACAGCAGACCTTACCGTCACTGCAACATATGGAACCAATACTGTAGATTATGCGTTGCAAAATACGGGTGCAACTAATGGCTATGTATGGGTACGGGCGCGGGGGAAAGGTGTCTATATCTATGACCCTGTCGAATTAACCGAAAGTGACGCGGCGGGGCTGCTTGCATTTGGCACTCTCATACTGAGTATCGACGCGAAGTACCAGGATGATCCCATGTTTGCAGCGGAAATTGTACCCATTTTGTTGGAAAGCCATAAAAACCCACAACCATCCGTCGATTGGGTGGAGATCAGCCCCAATAGAAGTCACTCAGATATGTTGTTCTTTCTTCAGCTCGAACCAGGGAACAAAATACGACTGCAAGAGACACAAAGTATTCCGGTGGCGGACTATTTTGTCCAGGGCGTTGATTTCTCGATCAATACAGGGAAAGAGGATCCCATTATCCGGTGTAAATATTTTCTTAAAAATGCAGCCTGGGATACGTATGATTTTGCAGTTTGGGACACAGACAAATGGGATGACGGATCAAGCTGGGGATTTTAACGAGGTGAGTTATGGCATATGAAGAACCACAAACAGTAAGCGCAGGCGAGACAACATCAGCAAGCAAATTCAATAAATGCGTGAATGCAATCAAAGAGATTTGGAAAGGTGCAGCGGCCGGAGATATTGATTATTACTCAGGAGCAACAAGCAAAGCAAAACTGGCAGCCGGCGAACCTTTTGATCTGCTTTGTATGGATGCAGCAGGTACGGCATTGCGTTGGAAACAACCAACATGCAGTTTATACGGCAATTATTATGCAAATTCCGGCGCATTACGGATTATCGAATGGTATGGGGCGATCAAAGATACAGATTCCTTCTGGAGCGCAGCAGCACCAACAAAAATTACCATTCCAGCAGGTTTCAGTGGGATTTATTTGATCACTTCTGTACTTATCCATACCGACGTTGGCAGCAGTCTACTGCGTATATACAATAGCAGCAATACGCAGAAAATGCAGTTTGCGATGGTCAAGAACGGTGACTATGTCAATTTTTCCGGCATCATCGCATTATATGCTGGTATGTGGTTCGAGCAAACCATTACAGTAACTTCAAGTGGAGCGGTCACAAAAGAATTCTTAACCCTCACCAGGCTATGCGACACGGATGTATCTGAAGCAAGTGTATGGCCATAAGGATGAATTATGACTGATTCGAAGATTACCGAATTAACCGAATTAACCAGTGCAGCATTAACCGATATTTTACCTATTGTTGATGATCCATCAGGTGATGCTGAAACCAAGAAGATCACACTGAGTAACTTGCTGGCTGCATCTATTTTGAAATCTCTTGTGGATGCAAAAGGTGATCTTATCGTTGGTTCTGCAGCAGACACAGTTGCACGTCTTGCAGTGGGTAGCAATTATCAAAAGATTATTGCTTACGATTCCGCAACAAACGGTGTCAAATGGATTGACGATGATTGTGGTTTCAATGTCATTATAGGTGATGGTCTAAATGTAATCTCCACAGGCATAAAGGGTTACCTTGAAATTCCCTACGACATGACCATTGAAAGCGTGCGTCTTTATGCATCCGAGAGTGGATCAATCGTAGTGGATCTCTGGGAGGACACCTGGGATAACTTTCCGCCAACGGATGCAGATTCTTTTACATCTTCGACGCCACCAACTATCACTTCAAGCACAAAAGGTTACGTAACCGATTTTACTGGTTGGTCAATGTATTTAGCCAAAGGCAACATAATAGCAATCAATGTTGACTCATGCACAGATATCAAGCAGGTGACTCTGGCTGTTGCAGGTAAAAGGTGTGCATCAACATGACAACTTCCACGCTCAACCCTACTGCAGATACATTTATTTACGCTGGAGCTGCGACAACAAATTATGGTTCCAATGGTAATTTGTATTCCGGACATCCGGGTAGTGGCGGCGCGTATCGATCGTTACTGCAATTTAACATTCCGAGTGTAGCAAATGCAGTAGTGTCCAGTGCGAAATTAAGACTGTATGCGACAAGTGACGATTCGTCAAATGTAAGAACTAAGCGCGTATATAGAGTCAAGAGAGCTATGGTTCTTTCCGAAGCAACGTGGAACGTTTATTCAACGGGAAATTCATGGGAAACGGCGGGTGGTTTTGGATCCAATGATTGCGAGCAAACAGATATTGGATCGTTGTCTTTCTCTGCATCTGAAACACTGAATGAATATAAAGAGATCACTTTAACTAACGCGGCAATCCAAGCCATTATGAGAGGAACATGGACAAATAAAGGTTTCATGGTCAAAACAGACACTGAAAATACCGATCGTTACGGTTTTAACAGTGTTGATGCAGCATCTAATAAACCTGAACTGGTTATTGTATATACCCTGGAAGGCAGAACTTTCCAGGTGATCACTTTTTAAGGAGCAAAATGAACGGCTTATATATACATAGAAATACGATCGTTACCAACAACATGAAAGGCACACATAAATTTGTTGTCCTGGACAGTGTTGATGAAATTGCAACATTGAGAAGGAACCCGAACCTTGATACTCAGTATGCTGCTGTTAAGACGTGGGGCATACCTATTCTGTTTCGCGTAGTTGCACAAGCTCAGTGGTATTGCGATTTGATTGCAAAAATCAAGGATGAATCAGCGTGGGATAATGTCCTGCTGATGTACACGGTCAATGATATGTCGGCAATGTTGCAAAATCCTCACAGAGCAGTAGGGTGGGTTATCGCTGCTGCCAAAGACGAGCAAAAGGGCACAACAAATACCTGGATCGCTGAAACAATGAAACATATTGAAGCAGCAGCAACAGCGAAATGGCATTTGCCTTATTGGTTTGAGTTTTCGACTGATCAATTGACAACTGATACTTCGTTGCAACTGGTAACGCTCAAGGATCTGCAAAATGGTGAATGGGTATCGCGTCTGAAAGTAAGCACCATGCGTGAAACTGGGGCGATCGAGTTGCCTGATAATTTGTACTCAATATTGAATTTTATCCCGAGCAACGAGACAGGATCAGGGACAGAATCGGGGACAGAAACAGAGACAGAAAATCCACCTGTAGTTACTGGTGATGTTGTGCCTTTGCTTCAGGATGTCAAAGCTCTCCTATCAAATATTTTAGTCATATTGAAAGATGTGTATAAGAGATGAAAAAGATTTTTATCATTTTGTTACTCAGTATGCTGATAGCTGGATGCGCCGGTCAAAGTTATGAAGGCGTTGTGCAGTATCAGATCCAGCTATCACCCGTGCATATTGTTGTGGATGAAATTACCTTAGCACCAACTATGGTGGTTCCATCACCAACAATTGTAGTGACACCAACTCTCACACCCTTACCGACAGCAACATTAGTACCCACTTTGACACCAACATTAAAACCGACTCTTACATCAACGTTGGTTCCGACATTAACCCCTACATTAATTCCTACGGTTATTGCTCAACCAGGTACTTTATATGTGTCGCTTGAGGGAAATAATGCAAATGATGGCTCCCTTAATGCGCCTTTCCGAACTATTCAACAGGCGGTCAATAAAGCCAAACCTGGTGATGTTATCTATGTTCGGGGCGGCACTTACTCAGAATATGTGGTGATCAGCGCAAGCGGAACAGCGGGCGCCCCTATCATACTGAGTAGCTATCCAGGCGAAGAAGCAATCCTTGATGGCGGAAGTTCCATTGCCTTACGATCAAGTGGAGTAGTGGCGTATTGGACGATTCAAAACATGACCATAAAATCTACCAATCGTTATACTACACGCTTTGGCTGGTGGGGAGAGGTTGGTGTACATGATATTGCTTTTAAAAACAATAAAATAAACGGCTCAAACTTGGTTCTTGGCTACAACAATCTTTACGAAAATAATGACGTTTCAGGCATAGGGTATACCGCTTCAAATGGGGATGCAGGACTGATGGAGATTTCTACCAGTCACAATAATACATTTCGTAACAATAATGTTCATGATTTTACAAAATACAATGCGCGGGGAATATGGTCACAAGGTTTGACACATGACTCTTTGTTTGAAAATAATACCGTAACTAATATCTGGTCTACCAGTGGTGGTTTGGGTCAATGTATTAATCTTGACGGCGCCGGAAATGTGGAATGGCGCCATATTGTTCGAAATAATGTGATCAATGGCTGCAGCTACGTTGGGATCCAACTTGAAAATGGATTTGAACACCAGGTTTATGGAAACAAAATTGATAGTGAAGGCAGCGCAGGGATCATTATTATTTCGTACGATTCAAAAGTTGGCTGCAAGGTAGGAGGTGAAAATAACCAGTATGGGGATACGAACGGTGATGGTACCTGTAAGGGAGAAGCAACCAACAATCAGATCATTGGCAATACGATAACTACACAGGACTATTGGGGCTATGGTTATGCAGGTATCAAAGATTGGGATACTGCAGTGATGGTTATTCAAGACAATATTTTGACAGCCGGACAATGGAATACCAATTACCCCGCAATCAGCGTTGACGGTGACACCCCGGATATGGTTAGGGATGTTCAATTGATCAACAATACCATTCTTACTGAGTAGGTGATTATGGATAAATTACAGGATTTACGAAATAGGCTTTGTCTTGCGAAATTAGCGATCACAATCTTGGAGAAAGAACCTGATGCAAGCGATGTTTTGAAACATTATCAGGCGCAAAAGGATACCCTTGAAAAATTGATTGAGGTTGAAGAAGCAAAACCTCATGATGTAGTAATCAAACTGAAAACAGCAAAATTGACAGTTCGGAAGGAGTAATCACATGGCAGAAGGTGACGCAAGTGTACATAATAACCTAAAAGAGCAGTTGATGAAAAAGACCATTGATTTTGTGAACGATGTCATGAAAGTGGCATTGTACGACACAAATTATACATGGTCAATTGACGGTGCAGATACGGCTTACGCTGATACTAACGAAATAAGCGCATCTGGTTATACAGCGGGCGGGGCAACGTTGGCAGATAAAGCAGTGACGCAAGATGATACGAACAACTGGGGCAAGTTCGATGCAACTGATGTTACCTGGTCATCTATGGCTGCGTCTGCACCAAAGCACGCGGTTCTATATGACGACACTACAGCAACAAAGTGGGTGCTTGTACATTGGGAACTTGCAACGGACAGCAACGGTGGCAATTATGTGCTGCAGTTCGGGGCAAATGGGATCATGACCATATCATAGGTGGATTATGGCAATCAAACACGCATTTACAAGCGAGGTAGCGGATGGTGCGGATGCTACCCTTGTTCAGCCGTCCGACTGGAACGCCGACCATACCATTGAGGACGCAACCATTGCAGAAGCGAAGCTGACGCTATCGGATAACACAACGGCGGATGCAAGTTCGAGCAAGCATGGGTTTTGCCCAAAGCTGAGCGGGTCAAGTTCACAGTATTTGAATGGCGAGGGGTCATTTGCTGCTTTACCTGATATTGGAGCGCGAGTTAATAACAGTACCGATATTACATTGTCTCATAATTCCATTACCGCACTGACATTTGACACAGAAGATTGGGACACTGACACGATGCACTCAACTACTACCAATACCAGTCGCTTGACAGCTACTAAAGCGGGAAAGTATCTCGTAGTAGGAATGGTTTGGTTCAACACAAACGGAACTGGCATTAGAAATATCTATATTTATAAAAACGGTTCGGTTGTGGCACAAACAGGGGAGAATACTTGCTCGTCTGCCAATTCCACTATTTTAAATATTGTAAATTTCGTTGATTTAGCAGTTAACGATTACATAGAACTTGAAGCATATCAAAGTAGTGGGGGTGATCTAGCTGTTCGTGCACTTTCTGGACGTACACCAGTGTTTGTGGCACAGAGAATAGCATGACAACTGCCTTTCAATCTAACGCATTCCAGGCTAACACTTTCCAGATAACTGTTGGGGGTGTGACCATCGTTCTTGACACAGCCACATTGACGGCGTCAGGCATTGCAGCAGACCTTGTACCTGGTGCGGTAAGTATTGGATTGGACACAGCTAACTTATCAGTAGCGGGTATTACGTCTGCTCTTGTACCAGGCGCAGTCTCAATCGTTTTAGACACGGCAGCACTCACGGCGTTGGGAATATCAAGCTCGTTAGTTCCTGGTGCAGTAGCGATACTCCTTGACACTGCATCATTAACTTTATCAGGAATTAAATCATCACTCATACCAGGTGAAGCGGTTATTATCCTTGATACAGCAGAACTTAATGCTAAAGGCATAAATGCCAGTCTTATACCTGGTGCGATCCTGATACCTCTCGACACAGCAAGTCTCACCGCTGCAGGTATCTCCCTCACCATGTTGCCAGGTGCGATCAGCATCACACTCGACACAGCGGGATTGACTGCAAGCGGGCAAGTGCTCACTGTTGACAATGGCGAAATACCAACAATAACCATTTTGCTTGATACAGCAAACTTAACAGTAAATGGGATTTCAAATACTGTTGTACCTGGTGCGATTGCAATCGTTCTTGACACAGCAGAGCTTAATACAAATGGAATTGGCGCCGACCTCATACCTGGAACTGTGGAAATCTTGCTTGATACTGCAAACCTGACGGCTGCAGGAGTAGGTGCAGATGTTGTACCAGGTGCAATCATTATTGCGTTGGATACAGCCAACTTGACAACTTCCGCCAGATCGTTACTGGTATATGTGTTTCGGGAGATATGGAAAATTGCCATCAGTGAAGCATTAGTTAACTCAGTATATTGCGAAGTATCTGTTGTTAATGATGTGGCAGCATCACAAAGCATGGTAAATGATATTGCTACATCTGAGGCAGAAGCTAATGCAATTGCATCATCTGGCAATGAAGTAACAACAATTGAAGTATCGTAAGGAGTAAAAAATGAGAGATGTTGGTGATCTACATCGAATTTCAGCAGTTTTTACAGTCTCAGGCACTGCATCAAATCCCACCGCAGTTAAATTTCTCTACAAAGACCCCAGCGGAACCACAACAACATTGGTCTACGGTACTGATGCAGCACTGGTTAATGATAGTGCCGGTCATTATCATGTCGATATTGATTGCGACGAAGCGGGTACCTGGTATTACCGGTGGGAATCCACGGGCACCGGACAGGCAGCAGAAGAAGGGCGCTTTGTAGTAAGGGCAAAATCAGTCTCATGAACGATTTAACTGAACTCGTCGTAGATGTGTCGAAATATCAGGAATTGATCAAACCTGATGAAATGCAGCTTGTATCTATGATCATTGTCAGATTGGCAGGAGGTTTAACTGAGGATCCTAGATTCCGACAACATGCAGATTCAGTTTTATCCAGTGCGAAAAAGTTGGGTGTTTACGCTTGGGATGATCCTAATATTACATCACAAAGACAAGTAGACGCCTGGTTGAATTTCTTAAAACCATATGAAGGATACATTCACTCCATCTATCCCGATTATGAACAATGGTGGTCTATATGGGGCGAGTGGTACCAGGCATTACAGCAAAAACTAGCATGGAATATAGTGCAAAAATTTGATAAAACGAAATTATCGTTGCATTATGAGACAACAAGCACATGCTTGCAAAAATCCACCCAGATAAAACAAGCTCCCTATACATCAAAAGGATTTGTTGACTCTTACGCGCCTGGCATGAACAAATGGTTAAACAAATATCCCAATTGGGTTGCTCAGTATGGTTATCAGCCGTCAAAGGTTGTAGAGCTTGAATGGGAGGATTTGATCAAAAACTGGCTGCCAAAATATCAAGTTTCTGTACCCGTTGGAACGCAAAATCTTATTGGACATCAATTTACCGGTGACCGCTGTAAATTACCAGGCATGTATGATGCATATAATCGGCGCTCCCCTGCAGATGTATCCATATTTAGCAGCGCGTGGCTCGGTGATCAGGTACATACTGAGTATCCAAATGAGATCCCAGTCGAAGAAGTACCTTTATTTAAAGGTGCAGTTCAGATCCTAAGTTTAAATATCCGTTCTGAACCAAGCGCAAGCGCCAGGGATGTAGGTGATCTTCTCTATGGCAGTGAAATCAATATCTATGAAACTGCAATAAAAGAAACCTGGTACCGGATTGGTGAGAATCAATGGGTGGCGGGAATTTATAAAGGGCAGGAATTCGTTAAACCAAATCAATGAGGTGAATATTGAGGCAAATAATCGTTGTTATCTCAGATACACATGGCGGTTTTAAGCTTGCTCTCATGAACCCGGATGTAGTGGTATATGATGAGGGAGAAAATGGACAACTGATACCCTATACTCCAGAACCAACAGCGTCACAAAATTATTTGTGGGATCTCTTTATTAGTAATCTTGAAGCAGTTAAGGAATTTGCTAATGGTGATCCAATCCATGTGTTTCATAATGGTGATCTAACACAAGGAAATAAATACCGATCCGCATGGGTAAGTACCAGACTTGTTGATCAGATCATGATCGGGACAGCAAATATGAGACCTATTTTGGATATTCCTAATGTTAAGAGTCTCAAATTGTCTGTTGGAACAGAGGCGCATAATTTTGGTGAGGGATCGTCAGAAATTCTAGTCTCAGAAATGCTCAGTAAAGAATATCCACAAAAGAATATCAGTGTAAGCTATCACGGACTTGTAGACGTAGATGGTGTTACTGTTGATTATGCCCATCATGGTCCATATCCAGGCTCTCGGGAATGGCTAAAAGGAAACGTAGCCAGGCTTTACCTACGGGACCTAATGTACCGTGAAATCATTGCTGGTAAAGTGCCCCCGCGTTTGATCTTCCGTGCACATTATCACCAATATATTTCAGTGACAGAAACGGTTGGGGAGTATACCAGTACATTGATCATTACTCCAAGTTACTCCATGCTGGGTGATTATGCACATAAAGCTGTGCGATCGCCAGATCGAATTACACACGGTATGGTTATTTCAGAAGTTATTGATGGTCGACTCAAGGACATAAAGCCCATACTGAGTACGATTGACATAAGAACAAAGGAAAAATTATGACAGAAAACGAGAAAATTTTATCTGAACTTGAAGAACTGTTTCAAGAACTGGATACCGCATTTTATATTGAAACACGCAAACCAGACGACATAACGACAGAAGAATTAATGATTCGGTATAAATGTGTAAAAGAAACAATTCGGCTCAGAATGAATAAACTTATTAGCAAGGGGCTCTGGAAGAAAATAAAAGTGCTTGATCCAAAGGACGGGACCATTTATGTTTATCGTAAAGTTAAATAAGTTGCATATTATTCATTAGATTAAGACTTATTATGCAATAATTTGTGAATTGTTCTCGTAACTCGTCACTATAATACGAAAAGTGACGATTTACGAACATACTGATTTGATGCAGTAAGTTAGCATAATTGTAATTTTGTTACAAGGAGAACTATGTCAGCTATTGGCTCTTGTGGTTGTGAGAAGGAAAGTCTTGATGATTTCACCGATTTGTGCATAAAAGAGTACGCGCGAGATTGTGAACGGTGTTTATCGTTCGGCTGTTACTGTACTGAATGTGCAACAGAACTCGAACAGTTAGGAAGAGTCCTGCACAACGAGCAAGAACAGGATGACTGGCTTTCGGGCAAATGTAGTTATCACAATTAGCGATACGATTATCACTTATGGTTATAATAAGCCATAATCAAATAATATTGCCTAAAAAGATCATAGATAATTTCTAATTCAATGATATTGGGTAAATATTAATACATTTTGCAGGCAGGTATCCAAATCCCACCATCCAATACTCAGTATGATAGTGGTAATCGGGCAGCAAAATGCAGATGAGGATGATCATGACTTTCGTAATTTGAGACGATCAACTAATGACTTTTTTATAGAATCATTAATATGTGTGTATCTTCTCACTACTTTTGTTGTTGTAACTCCGAGCTCATACATCAAAGTTGATTCATTGGTATTATCTACTGCACGTTCAGAAGTAAAAAAGTGTCGAAAACGATGGGGATGCACATTCACAATTCCAGCAGTCTCGCCAATCCCCCCAAGAACACAACGTATGGAATTGCGATCCATTGGTACTCCCTTTACCGTGTAGAAAATAAAATCATTAGGATCAACTGGTTCTTGCTCTTTCTCTTCACGATACATGAGATAATCCCATAAGGCAGATTTCGTTCTTTTCCCCATACTGAGTATCCTGGCTTTGGTCTTTCTACCAGTACCAAATGGTTTTATGTCAATTAGGTTATTCTTAAAATCAATATCCTGCCATCTTAAACGTGCACATTCTGATACCCGCGTACCTGTTTCTGCTAATACCATAATGAGTGCTAGGTCTCGTTTTGCTGTAGGTCGGGGCATAACAAAAGATTTTCTTTTTGAGGTTTGTGCTGGTTTTGTATATTGCGATGCATCCAGTAGCGCCTGAACATCATCACATGACAATGGTTTCACAATTCGAGAGCAATACTTTGGTTTTTCAATTTGCAGATCAGGACGTTTCCTAATATATTTCTTTTCTAAGCACCATTTAAAAAATGATCTTTCTGCTGTCCAGATATTTTCCAGACTGCGACCGGAAAGAGGTGAGCAGTTTTTATTCATTCTCGTGGGTACATACTCATGTCTCAGATAAGTCCAAAATTGATTCAGATTTGATGATGTTATATTTGCGACTTGTGGATTATTCAGATATACTTTCAGGAGATTTAAAGCATAATTGCAATAAAGTTTTCTAGTCTCGTCCGAGTAATTTCCAGCGGATAGATGCATATCAAACGAGAGAATAGCATGTTCGAGATCCACTAGAGATCTCCGATTGATAGATTTTTAAAAACAAAGACTGCTAGTGTACACAAAACATTCACACTAACAATCTCAAGTCGGGGCGAGAGGATTTGAACCTCCGACCTCTTGCACCCCATGCAAGCGCGC